CCCAACAAAGGTCGTAAGAAAACTTCTAAAAAGACCTCTCCGGGGATCTACTCTAACAATCGCGTCGTGATCCCCGACCATCTGCCACCTGCAGCAGTTGAGTGCATCGAGCAAATAAGATCGTCGATGCCTCCGGAGGTCTATTGCGATCTCGATACTTATGCCCTGACATGTTTCGCCTTCGCTTGGTCTGAGCACAAGGCAGCAGTCATCGGGATCGGCGTCGACGGACACATAACAATAAGCAACCAAGGAACGGAGGCACCCAGCGCATGGCATCGGATAGCAAGAGAGGCAGCACTCGTGATGTCGAAATACGGATCAAGCCTCGGACTCGACCCAGTCTCAAGAGAGCAGTTCGAACTCCAAAAAGAAGCACCGAGCAAATTCAACGGTCTGATGAAAGATCGCAGCGCGTAATTGACTTCATCGAGCTGCTGACTGTCCCTTCAGGTAAAGGAGCAGGAGAGCCATTTCGGCTTGACCCATTCCAAAAGATGTTCATCCGAGATGTCTATGGCCCGATGAATCGCAATGGAAATCGGAAAGTTCGACGTGCAGTCCTGTCTATGGCGAGGAAGAATGGCAAGACTGCACTGATTGCATGCCTTGCTCTTGTCCACCTTGTCGGCCCAGAGTCCACACTCAATGGTGAAATATATTCAGCAGCGACAGAGCGTGAGCAAGCAGGTGTCGTCTTCAGATATGCCGCACAGATAGTCCGGTCTGAGCCAGAACTTTTGGCTTTGGTTCGTGTTGTGGACAGCACCAAGACAATCGCCTGTTTTGGAAATGGGAGTTTCTATCGAGCAATCTCTGCCGAGGCAGGATCGAAGCATGGCTTGAACCCAACACTCGTCATCTATGATGAGCTTGCACAGGCCAAAAACCGCGACCTATACAATGTGCTTGACACTTCTATGGGAGCTCGAGAAGAACCACTCATGGTCGTCATCTCTACACAGTCAAATGATCCACAGCATGTTTTGAGTGAACTTATTGACGACGGTCTTAAATCTGAAGATGAGACGACAGTCGTCCACCTCTATGCAGTACCTGATAATCCTGACAATCCAGACCAAGCTCTAGAGGATGAGGAACTTTGGGCACTCGCGAACCCAGCACTTGGTACTTTCCGAAATGCTGAAGACTTACGAGCACAAGCGGCGCGAGCGAGGAGGATGCCGAGTTTTGAAAACTCTTTCCGAAATCTCAATCTAAACCAGCGTGTGAATGGGAAGGCTCCTCTTATCAGCCCTTCGGAGTGGCGAGCTTGCCAGCAGCCTGAAACGCTGGCACTGGGAGAGCGGGTGTTCTTGGGGCTCGATCTATCAGCTGTGATCGATCTTACCGCGCTGGTCGCTGTGAGTGAGAGTGATGGAGATCGTATTGCATCTTGGTTTTGGAAACCAGAGGCCCATCTCGAGCTTCACTCCAAGAGAGATGGCGCACCTTATGATGTATGGGCCAGAGAAGGGTGGCTGAAAGCGGTGCCAGGGAAATCCATCAATTATGTATACATCGCTCAAGAGATTGCCCAGATAAAAGAGGATTATGAAATCGTTTCAATTGCCTTCGATCGATGGAGGATTGATTCTCTCGTTCAAGCATGTGAAGAAATTGGGCTTGACGTTTGGGTTGAAGGGCAGGATAATGAAATGATTGGCGCAATTCGTCTTGTTCCATATGGCCAAGGATTTAAGGATATGGCTCCTGCGATTGATGCCATTGAGGCCAGTGTGATGGAGCGAACTCTTTCTCACAGTGGCAATCCGGTGATGACGTTTTGTTTCTCGAATGCGATCGCTACGATTGACCCGGCAGGAAATCGGAAATTGGATAAGTCGAAGACAAGATTCAGAATTGATGGCGCTGTGGCCACTGCAATGGCAATAGGCTTGAAAGGAAAGTATCTTGGAGAAGCTCCTGGCCCTGTGGATATCCCATATGAGCGCGGCCAACTCTTTGGTGGTCAAGCATGAATCTAAATAGCATGGTGCGGTCGATCTTTGGCGTTCAGGCCAGCCGTCCGAATGAGATCACATCCAGCAGCGAGCTGGACAACTGGATCCGGTTCGGATCTTCCGGGACTACATCCGGTCAGCCTGTGACGACTGCTACGGCTGAAGGTTTGGCGGCGATCGCGACTTGCGTTCGCGTGCTATCCAATCCGGTCGCGCATCTTCCGCTCGTTGTTTTCCGTCGTCTCCCGGATGGCTCGCGAGAAGCTGCAACCGATCTCTCGGTCTACAAGCTCCTGCATGACACACCAAACAAATATCAGACGTCATTTCAGTTCCGCAAACTTGGGATGAGGGATCTTCTGTATCGAGGCAATTTCGTTGCCCTGAAGATTCCGGGAGTCGGCGGAACGCAGGGTCTTCTTCGACTAAATCCAGATCGCGTTGCAGTCAGCCTTGACCCTATCACCCGCGACGCGTTGTATGAATATTCCCCTCCGGATGGCGGGAAGGGCCAGACATATCGACGCGACCAGATCTTCCATGTGTGGATGGACAGTGACGATGGAGTGGTTGGCCTCAATCCGATCCAGATGTATCGTGAGAGCATCGGTGACGGGCTCGCCATCCGGAACCACGGATCGAGGTTTTTCTCCAACGGTGCCAAGCCTCTTGGCGTCATCCAGATGGAGGGCTCCATGGGCAAGGAAGCGCGGGACGCCTTCCGCGAAGATTGGGACGACACCTACGCGGGCGGAACGAATGCTCACAAGACACTCCTGCTGCCTTCTGGCATCAGCTACAACCCAGTGTCTGTCAGCATGGATGACGCCCAGTGGATTGAGGCGCGCAAAGTAACATCGCGGGAGATCTTCGGAATCTTTGGTGTCCCTCCCCACAAGGGCGGCGACCTCGCTGATGCAACATTCTCGAACATTGAACACGAGAACTTGGACTTTGTGATTGGCTCTCTGATGCCTTGGCTGGTGGCCTGGGAACAGTCGATCAATCGCGACCTCTTGCCTTCTGATGACTTATTTGTTAAGTTTAATGTTTCAGCACTCCTTAGAGGAGATGCGAAGACACGAGCAGAGGCGCTTCAGATTCAGCGGCGAAACGGAATCATCAACGCCAATCGCTGGCGAGAGCTTGAAGATATGAACCCTCGTGATGATGCTGGGGGCGACGTTTATATCATTGAAGGCAATATGCAGCCGAACGATGGTATGGAACAAACACGCGCGGCTTCCGCGTCATCAAACACTGGAGGGCCGAATGAGTCTTAAAATACTGCCGACAGTTAGCATCGGAACGCCGGTCAACAACCTTGTTGGCCACCTCGATGAGTCCGCCCTGTCGCGATGGACCCCAACTCTCCAAGCGGCGACAGAAGGCGACGGATCCGGCTCGATCATCTCGATCTATGACACGATCGGCGCGGATCCCTTCGACGGCTCCGGTGTAAGCTCGAAGCGGGTGGCAGCTGCTCTTCGCTCCATAGGCAATAAACCTGTGACCGTCAACATCAACTCTCCCGGCGGCGACTTCTTTGAAGGTGTGGCGATCTACAACCTGCTTGCGCAGCACCCTGAGAAAGTCACAGTCAACATCGTCGGCCTCGCGGCATCTGCCGCTTCGGTCATCGCGATGTCCGGCGATGATATTTTAATGAGCAAAGTTGGATTTGTTATGATCCACAACTCATGGGTCATGGCAATGGGGAACAAGACGGATCTCCGCGCGGCGGCAGACTTCCTTGAGCCTTTCGACCAGGCGATGGCGGAGTTGTATGCTGCCCAGACCGGAGAAGCGCCAGAAGTGGCGGCAGCCTGGATGGAAGCAGAAACTTGGTTTTCTGGAACGCAAGCGGTTGAGGCGGGTCTTGCCACGGGCTTTGTTGATGCTGAAGAAATTGTTGAGGCTTCCCCGGAAGCCTCGGCGAGTATCCTGAAAGAGCGTAGGGCGGAGATGGCCTTTCGATCCTCAGGCATGAGTGCGAAGGAGGCCAAAGGCCTTGTCGCAGAACTGAAGGGAACGCCTCGTGATGAGAGCGGGCCATCCATGCGGGACGCTGGAACAGAAGACATTGTGGCCGATCTTCGGTCACTTATCCACACAATTGGCTCTGGAGGCCAAACATGAATAATCATGAAATCGTTCCCTCGATGGGTGCCAATCGCGGCATCATGGGGACTGTATCCGCAGAAGCTCCCAATGCTCTGAGCAATGAGACACGGCAGCTGATGTCCGATCTGAACCAGACCTTCGCGGATTTCCGCTCCGCAAATGATGAGCGGGTTGCCCTTCTGGAAAAAGGCATGGCGGATGTCGTCACTGAAGAGAAAGTTGATCGCATTAATGCGCAGGTCACCAATCTTCAGGAAGCACTGGACAAGGCTCTTGCCGATCTCTCTGCCTCGCAGGTTGATTCAGGCAAGCCGGGCATTCAGGGTGAGATTGCTGAACGCGCCATGGCTTTCTTCTCTGGCAAAACCGGCCAAGAGAAAGTTTCTGCCTCAGGCATCGATCTTGATGCATATGCAGGCTATGAGCGTGTCTATGCAAGCTGGCTCCGTGGTGGCGATGTTTCGCTTCGCGATCCTGAAGTCCAGTCTCTGATGCAGGTTGGCTCTGAACCTGATGGCGGCTACTGGGTTCCCACTCAGCAGTCGGACCGTATCATTCAGCGCCTCTTCGAAACTTCGCCAATGCGTCAGGCAGCTTCGGTCTTGTCGATCCCGACGGACAGCATCACTTTCCCCAACGACACCAATGACGGAACTTCCGGCGGCTGGGTCGGTGAAACGGAAAGCCGTGCCGAGACGGCGACACCGCAAGTTGGTGAGCAGACGATCTATGTGCGCGAGCAGTACGCTATGCCGCTCGTCACACAGAAGCTGTTGGACATGTCCACAGTCGATGTCGAGAGTTGGCTCAACGCGAAGATCGCCGACAAGATGGCACGCACCGAAAACACCGCTTTTGTTTCCGGAACCGGCGTGAGTCAGCCTCGCGGCTTCCTTGATTACAAGTCAGCAGCGGTCACGACGGCTGATGCTTCTCGGGCTTGGGGTGTGCTCCAGTACGTCTTCACTGGTGCTTCTGGCGCATTCCCGACGATGTCGGGCTCCACAGCCTCTGACCCCGACAAGCTCTGGGATGTGATTGCTTCCATGAATCCCGGCTATCTTGCCGGTGCTCAATGGATGATGAGCCGCGCTACGATGGCCGTCATGCGGAAGCTCAAGGATGCCAATGGCAATTACTTCATCGGCCCAATCCAGGGTGCGGCTACTGGCTTCGAGCTCTGTGGAGATCCGATCACGCCGGCGGAAGATATGCCGGTTGTGGCTTCGGACAGCTTCTCTGCTGCCTTCGGCAATTTCGGCGAGGGTTATCAGATCGTGGATGGACGCGGCTTCCGCATCCTGCGCGACCCGTTTACCACAAAGGGCCGTGTGAAGTTCTACACGACCAAGTTCACGGGCGGAGACGTTCTCAATTTTGATGCGATCAAGCTGCTGAAGTTCGGCACCTCGTAATCAGCTTCGGCAATTTGATCACGGACACAAAGGAGAAACCCAATGTCCACTCGCGATATGGCAGCCTATAAAAAGGTTGTTACCCACGTTGCCCCGGTCGCCATCACGGCGACTAACACTCCAGCCGCTGGCGTTGACACGCAGGGCTTCGATGCTGCTACGGCAATCATCGGCGTCGGTGTTGTCGCCAACATCGCCAATTCGCCGCAGCCATCGTGGGCGTTCCACGCGGAGGAAAGCGATTCTAGCGGAAGCGGCTTCACAGCCATTACCGACAGTGCGCAGATCGCCATCGCGGCAAGCGCATCACCGGTCGCGGCTCCGGACTCGTCAACTGGCGTGTTCCTGACGATCGACGCAGCGGCGGAGGATGCCACCAACTATCACGTTGGCATCGTCTCCTCAAAACGCTATCTGCGCATCGTGGCGACTGCTGCCAACACTCCGGGATCGACGCCATACAGCGTTGTGATGGTCCTGGAAGCTGCCAGCAGCACTCCGGTTAGCAACTAAACTAAGAAGGGAGGGGAGGAGTTAGAAGCTCCTCCCCTTTTCCTAAGCCATGAAGAATATCGAAATTGCTCGCGAATTTTCTCACGTCGATCTCTGGGAACTGGTTCCCAAGCGATACAGGGCTGGAGATAAATTTGAAGTCGTCGAAGGCCAGTTGATTGGAGAGGGCCAATGCTCAATGCGGTGTGCAGAGGTTGCCTTGATGGAGGGCTGGGCCAGGGAGTCGGGAATCGATGCTGGCCACCAGTCCCTCAGCTCTGGTATGGTGAAAGAGCCGTCATCATCGCCGGAGGGCCAAGCCTTACCCAAGCCCAAGTCACCTACACCAAGGAAGCCCAGATCACGCAAGAAGTCCGCGTGATTGCGATCAACAATGCTTTTACGATCGCGCCATGGGCCGATCTGCTCTATGCATGCGACGGGAATTGGTGGCGGCATCATCCAGACGCACTTGAGTTTGAGGGCATGAAGGTTACCCAAGACGCGACCGTTCAGGGCACTCTCCGAATCCCTAGCGTTAATGAAAAAGGCCTGTCGCTGGATCCTCTCCGGATTAACCAAGGCGCGAACAGCGGATACCAAGCCATCAACCTAGCGGTCTTGCTCGGGGCTTTTGAGATCATTCTTCTCGGGTTCGATATGAAAGCAAAAGGCTCCCATCGACACTGGCACGCAGATCACCCATCCGGGCTGAACAATCCTTCTGATTCGAACTTTGAGTCATGGATCAAGAATTTTGATGAAATGCTTCCGGATCTTGATCGCGCAGGGGTCCGCGTAATAAACTGCTCCCCTGGGAGCGCCCTAGAGGCATTCCCGATTGCCAACCTTGAAGATGTCCTATGAAAGCAGAGCGCGCCAACGAGCACCGCAAATATGAAGCGGCATACAAGATCCCAAATTATCACATGGGCGGTGCCCGTATGACGGACGCTTGTGCGGCTTTATCTTCCCTCCCCGTGCGCGGATCTTATTTAGATGTCGGTTGTGGTCGTGGCGAGATGCTGGACTTTGCGGAACAAAACGGTTTTTCTTCCGTCAGCGGTGTTGAGATCGTTCCCGCGCTGATCGACGGAAACCGCGTTGTGCGCGGGGAAGTTCATGACCTCCCATTTCCTGACCTCTCTTTCGCAGTCGTGACGATGTTCGATGTGATCGAACATCTTATCCCAGGCGATGACGAGCTTGCTTGCCGGGAGCTTGATCGTGTGGCATCCCGACACATCATCCTGACAGCCAACAATCGACCATCCAAGAATGCCATCGGCGAGGAACTCCACATAAACAAAAGGGATTATGCGGAGTGGGACAGCCTCTTTCGCCAGTGGTTTAGCGGCGAGGTCACTTGGCTGAAGGGCGGAACATACTTCTCTGAAAGCTGGGGCGTTGACCTTCATGCTTGACATGGTATCGGCCAACATCACTCCCCATTTCAAGCATCATCCGTATTGGTGTGGCGCGATGCTTGAGGGAGTGCGCTATCACGGCCACGAGACTTCCATTCACACATCGCCGGAGACTGTGCAGGAAGAGGGTCCGATCATTTGCTGGGGGCTTCGAAATGCGGCACCTTTTTTGAAACAAAACCGAGACACCCTGATCCTTGAGTGTGGATACATCGGAGACCGGACTGAGACATGGGCATCAGCAGGTTGGAATGGCCTCAATGGTCGCGCAAAATTTCCAGAAATATATGATGACTCCCGTCTTCAAAGATACCACCCAGATCTGATCCAACCTTGGGATGATTGCCCTATCGGGGTCGCTCTGATTGTTGGCCAAGTCCCTGGCGACCAATCCCTGATCGGATTAAATTTCGACAAATGGAGAAAAGACGCGGAGGACTTTTTTGATGCTCGCGGGACGGCCCACCGCTTCCGGCCACATCCAAAATGTAACATCACTCCAAGCCGATCGAGGCAGGAAGATTTGGATGATGCACTATTTTCTTTGACGCTAAACAGCAACTTTGCAGTTGACTCAATTCTTGCTGGCACTCCGGCAATAACGATGGATGTCGGATCTATGGCGTGGGAAGTTTCGGCCCACTCTCTCGATTCAGAACTCATTCGCCCAGACCGTCATAAGTGGGCATCACACCTTGCTTGGTGTCAGTGGACTGTTGAAGAGATGAGAGATGGGACGGCATGGGAATCACTTCGCAGCCTCAGAACAGGAGCAAATTGATGGGACTTTCACTGATCACAGCGCCAACCATCGAGCCGATCACAAATGCAGAACTGTGGGACCACCTTCGTCTCAATCTTTCAGGAAGCCCAGAGCAGCCGACAACGCGAGAGATGAACTCAGCAGCTCAATGCCTTTCCGCAGCAGTTGCTCTTATTGATGGCCGAGATGGAATCCTAAATCGGTGCCTCGTTCCACAAACTTGGGAATTGACCATGGACGAATTCCCATTCGGAGATCTGATCAGTCTTCCTCTCTCGCCAGTGGTCTCGATCGATAGCATAAAATACACAGATGTGAATGGTGCAGAGCAGACCTTCTCCGCCTCAAGTTATTCACTTAGTCGTGAAACATATTGGCGACCAATGGTGATTCTTGGTTACAATCAAACATGGCCTTCGACGCGAGTAATCGAAGAGGCTGTCCGGATCCGCTTTGTCGCGGGCTTCACTTCAGGCAACTCGCCGGAGGATGCAACCGCCGTTCCCAAGTCACTCAAGCAATTCATACTCCTGATGGCGGGCCACTACTTCGAGAGCAGGGAAGCCACTGTGATCGGCACTATCGCAACGGAGCTCCCTCTGGGTGCTAAGTACCTAATCAACCCATTCATGAATAAGGCTGTCGGATGAAAGCGGGCCAGCTCGATCGAGAGATCATTATCCAGAGTTTCACAGAAAGCCAGGATGCTTCCGGACAGCCGATTCAGAGTTGGGCGACCTTCGCAACGGTCTTCGCCAACCGCAAGATGGTCAAAGGAAACGAAAGATTTACAAGCGAACAGCGGATGGCCGTTCGCACGGCAACCTTCCGCTTCCGTTGGCTCGCCGGGATTACGGAGGAGATGAGGATCACTGACGCTGGTTCAATGTATCGGATCCTTGGAATTGCGAGCGATCAGCGGGAAGGTTGGATTGAAATCTCAGCAGCCGCCACCAATCCGGAGGCAACGCAGTGACCGTTGAAACCGATATTAGAACAAGGATTGTGGCGGATGGTACGATCTCCGGCCTAGTTGCAACTCGTGTTTATCCTTTAGTTCTGCCCCAAAAGCCGACATATCCTGCAATTCGATATGGACGAATCTCCGGACCGCGTAGCCAACTTCTTGATGGGCCTAGCGAATGGGGTTTTGCAAGAGTAGAATATGATTCATGGGCCACGAGCTACACAGGCGCGCAAACTCTCGCAGCCGCTGTAAGATCGTCCCTGAATGGGTTTATTGGGACGCTCTCCGGGCGCTCTGTAGTAATTCGACTTGAGAATGAACGGGACGATTTTGAAGAGGCTGACGAACTTTATCGTGTGATTCAGGACTATATTGTCTTGCACGAAAACTGATCCCGCTAATGGGAAATGCCTTAACCCTGGCCTTGGGCAAGCCGCAAGCGAAGGAGAACCGTCATGGCGGTTTATGTAGCAGACGGGACGATCATCGCTCGCGGCGATGCAGCATCCCCAGAAGTTTTTACGGCAATCGCTCAGGTGGCCAGCATCGGAACCGTTGGTTCTGATCGCGGTCTGATCGATGTCACCAATCTTTCGAGCGCTGCTCGGGAATACAAGAAGGCCATTGTTGACGGCCAAGAGATCCAGCTTTCGTGTCAGTGGGATCCGGCCAATGCTATCCATGTCCTGCTTCAGGAGACGGATGTCGATGCGGAAACTAGCGTGAACTTCAAGATCACCTTTGCTGATACAAGCACCACGATCGTGACGTTCGCCGCGATGGTGACAAACGCCTCTGTGACAAATGTTGAAATCGACAATGTCCTGATGCTCAAT